ACACGACGCAGCTGATATAATCACCGAGACGGTGAACTCCAGTACCTTAGCGGCGTACGTACGACAACAAATGAAAGAGGGTGATGATTACCCTAATGATATTTGTGAGGTTAGTACCTACACAACCGCATCACTCCGTAAGGCGTCGTAAGACTCCTGTGTGCTCGGGTCGCCCTCTGAGTATCGGAAAGGGCCGTGGCTAGGATTAAGAGTCACTGACGGTAGTATGGAAGACATGAGGCTAGCCTCGGCGGTGAATCCTCTAGCATCAACCACGTCCGCTGGAGCCACGTCAAATTTTAGTATGAATACAACCTGTGCCGGTAGTTCCGGGTAACTCACAGGGAATCTCAAGCAGGAGAGGGTATAAAATCGGAGGGGGAACCGCCCCGAGTTGGACCAAACGCCAACAGCCTGTAGCGGCCAGAACCTAAGTAGTTAAAACGAGAATGGAGATAGTAGAATGGCAAAAAGTAAAGAAGTAACAGTAGCGCAAGACACCGCATTGGTGGAGAGGCCTTCATATATGGGCGAAGGCACACGTGGGTCAGAAGAAGTTGGCATAAATGATGTCACCATCCCGCGACTATCAATTATACAGGACCTGAGTCCTCAGCATAAGAGCAATAAAGCTGAGTACATTGAGGGTGCTGAGGTTGGTATGCTGTTTGACACAGTATCAATGAGACTCTACGGAAACTCAGTGATCTTTGTCCCGGTGTACTATCGTCTTGAGTGGTTAGTATGGAAGCATCGGGATGCCGGTGGTGGTTTGCAGGGTGTCTTTGCAACGCAAGAAGAAGCTGTAGCCTTTGTAGGGCAGCACCCACTTGCAGGCCAGGAAACCGCTAAAGGTGAGCCGGTACTCGAAGTTCAAGATACAGCCCAACAGTTCGGGCTGTTGTTGGACCCCAACTCATCCGCCGAAGACCCACAAGCTACTGAAATTGTAGTGTCGATGTCAAGATCGCAGTTGAAACCATCACGCCAGATGAACAGCATGATACGTATTGCTGAAGGAGACCGTTGGGAGCGCTATTACAGGCTGTCGGCAGTCGAAGATCAGAATCAGGCTGGTCAAGATTACTATAACTGGAAAATCGAGCAGCTTGGCTTTGTATCAGAAGCTGTCTTTGCTCGGGCAGAAGGTCTCTATAATGCGGTCAGGGCAGGTAAACGCGACGTAGAGCGCGATGCCCAAAGTCCCACAGAAGAAGAGGACGACGACAACATGTAGTTGATTTGGGGTCCCGATACCGGGACCCCACTTTACTCACACAGGAGCTAGAAATGGCATTTGAATACAAAGATAATACCGGGTCTCTCTTTAAAAACTCATATAAGAAAGAGGAGAAACACCCGGATCACCAAGGCGGCTGCAAGATAGTTTGTGAGCATTGTGGCAAGCCATCTGAGCTTCGAATCTCGGCTTGGATCAATGATCTGACCAACAGTACGGGTAAATACTTCGGCATGGTGTTCAGCAAACACCAGCCTAAAGAGCATTCGAGTCCAGTTGGTAGGACAGAAGAGGATTTCGACGACGATATACCCTTCTAATGTACCCCGATCTGTCTCGTTACCCGTACTTTGCGTACGATACAGAGACAACCGGGTTACGCTATCCACTTGATAAGGCATTTGCCTGCTCAATAGCCGTACCCGGTGATTCGTGGTACTTCGATTTCCGGCGGCAGCCGCAAGCGATACAATGGCTGAATGACAGCATGGGCCACTTAGGACCGGATGTAAGGATCATTTGCCATAACGCGCCTTTTGACGCGTGTATGTCGGCTGTCGCCGGGATCAACATCCCCCTGCATTTATTAGATGACACGGTTGTACGTGCTTGTCTGATCAATGAGCATGAAGCGTCCAAATTTCCATGGAATAAGCATAAAAAGCCTGGGGGCTATAATCTAGACTATCTCTGCCGCAAATACTTAGGCAAGGGTAAACTGGAGATTGACATTGAACAGATCAGTGAACTCCCCTACGAGGAAGCAGCGGAGTATGCATTGGAGGATGCTGTGCTCACGCTTGAACTGTGGGAGTGGCAGCGAAGTGAAATTGATCGGATGGGACTTGAGCGCATCGAAAGACTCGAGCGTCGTTGCATGCCGGTCATCATTCGATCCCAAATGGAGGGTATACGAGTTGACTTAGACGAGGCCCATCGGGCTATGGTGGCAATGACGCCCCATATCAACAACCTCAAGCAAGAAATGAACAAAATGGCTGGGTGGGAGTTTAACGTTAACTCCGGCCCGCAGATGATTAAGTTATTTGACCCGACCAAGACCAACTCAGGCTGGTGGGTCGGTAAGATGCGTATTGGGACAACAGATAAGGGAGCGCCCAGCTTTCGAAAGGAGTATCTTGAAGAACTTGCCGAATTCGACCCACGGGCGCGCATGGTTACCAACATTCGATCCGCTCTTAAGACCCGTGACACGTTTTTGGCCAAGCACATCCTTGAACATGCCATTGGCGATCGGGTGTACCCCACTATTAATCAAACCGTACGCGAGACAGGTGGCACTAAATGGGGTCGGCTATCTTATGTTGACCCAGCTATGCAACAAATACCCTCACGCGATAAGATTACAGCGAGTATTGTTAAGCCATGCTTTTTACCGGACGACGGGCAAGTTTGGTTGGACTACGACTTGGCTAGCTTCGAAGTTAGAGTATTCGCGGCCTTGGTCGGAATGTATAACGACTATCTCGTTAGACTCTATCAGAAAGACCCTAGTCTAGATTTCCATGAGCTTGTGTCCGAACTTACTGGGCTTAAGCGTAATGCAGAGTATGGGGGCGAACCTAACGCTAAGCAATTAAATCTTAGCATGATTTTTAGCCAAGGCCCGGGAGCCACAGCGGCTAAAATGGGCCTTAAGACAGAAGATGCGGAGTTTACTGATGAGTGGGGAGAAACGATCAAATATCAACGTGCAGGTAACGATGCATATCGAATTATCGACCAGTACCATGCTAAAGTACGGGGGGTACGAAAACTGGCTGAAACGGCTACTAAGATCGCTAAACGACGAGGATACCTGCGTACCAAGTATGGACGCCACATTCGATTCCCCAAAAAGTACAAAGCTTACAAAGCTTCGGGCATCCTTATCCAAGCCACATCAGCCGATATTAATAAAGAAAATTGGTGCCTAATTGACGAGGCATTAGATGGGAAAGGGCGAATAGTCCTTAATACACATGACAGCTATAGCCAATCGGTTGACATCGATACATTGGAGGAGATAAAGAAAAATATTAAGGGAGCGATAGAGCGGGAATTTTTAGGCGTCCCGCTATTGCTTGATTTAAATGGAGTTGGGCGGAACTGGTGGTCCGCATTAAAGAACGAGGGGATAGAGGGTGCTGTTACCGATTAACGAGATACGGGACATTGACCGTATAGAAGATTTCAATACAAGGATGCACCAAGCCGCCTTGCTATACGCAAGAGCAGGAATACACGTGGTGCCTTTAAGGCCAAATTCTAAAATCCTACCTGATAAACGATCAGGCATTAATTACCAATCTTGTAGTAGTAAGCCTAGCACCATGGATAAGTGGTTCGGGGAAGGTGGTAAGTATCGGGGTTGGAACTTAGGCATTGTATGTGGGCGGGATGAAGGTGTATTTGCAGTTGATCTTGACCTGCATGGCCGGGCAAATGGGCTAGAAACTTGGGCCGAACTGACTAAGGATAAGGAGCTAGTTTGCCCCACGCAGCAGACCCCGACTGGGGGTCGACATTTACTCACTGGGTGGCGGGAAAACCTCACATCGTCGTCCGGGAAGCTCGGGCCGGGTGTCGACACCCGAGGAGGCGACGGGATAGGCCGGTCGCACATCGTCTGTTGGCCCAGCGAAACCCCGGATGGTTCGTATAGCTGGGTGGAGGGGGGTGAGGTACCCGACACACCACAGTGGGTGTCCGACGCGATGGGGGTACCTTGGTTTTCTAAACCCGGGCGCGGCAACGAAGAGGTAGGGGAAACCGATGAAGAACGACAATACACCATTACACAGATTACCGCTATGTTGGACCATATTGACCCCAACATTTGCTCTTACGAGGAGTGGTTATTTATCGGCCAAGCGATCAATAGCCAACACCCGAATAAAGACGGTCTCGAATGTTGGGACGCTTGGTCGGCTAATGGTGAGCGGTATGTTGCCGGTGAGTGTCATAAGCGTTGGACAGGGTTTTCTCCCGCTGGTACCATACGAATGGGATCGCTTATATATTTCGCTAAGCAAGGCGGATATAACTCAATTGCTGACCCCGCAAGAAGTGGCGACTTCGAAGAAATCATCGAGCGGCTTAATCATAACAACGCCATACTTCTTACTGGAGGAAAGGTTAGGATAGTTCATAGGGACGATAGGGGTGGAATCCATATAATGGGGACACAGGATTTTAACACCCTAATGTACAACCGAAAAGTGACTATACCCAAGGGCAAAGGGGTGGCAACCGTTACAGAAGCCGATATTTGGATGGCAGCACCTGAACGCCGAGAGTGCATTATGGGCATGGGCTTTTTCCCAAATGAAGATTTGTGGCACGATGGATACGTTAATTTATGGCAAGGTTGGGGGTGCGAACCCAAAGAGGGCAATTGGCAAATGTTCGACAACCACATCAAAGAGATATTGTGTGGGGGTGATGAAAAATTGTACACGTTTGTCCTTGATTGGGTGGCCGACATCCTGCAAGACCCAATGGAGCCAAAGGGCACCGCAATAGTGATGCATGGCAAGGAGGGCACCGGTAAAGGTACCTTCTGCGAAATGGTGGGTCGATTGGTGGGCAAAGCTCATTATAAACACGTGACGAATGACCGTCACTTAACTGGCAATTTTAACTATCACCTAATGGATGGGTTATTAGTATTTGCAGACGAGGTAGTTTATGGCGGTTCGCGCAGCACAGCTGGAATACTTAAATCGATGGTCACGGAGAAGCAGCTTGTATGTGAACGAAAGGGCGTCGATAGCTTTATGTATGACAATAGAGCGCGGCTTGTGGTGGCCAGTAATGAGGACTGGTTCATACCTGCTGGCCCGGAAAGTAGACGATGGCTTGTATTGGAGGTCTCCGATAAATATGCAAATAAACGGTCGTACTTCGACGCGCTATATGAACAAATGGAATCCGGAGGGTACGGAGCAATGATGTTTGATCTAATGCAGCGCCGCATTACTTCAAACTTGAACAAAGCGATCGAGACAAAAGGCCTCGAGCAACAACGTGCAATATACAGAGCCACCGGCGATTCAGTTGATATTTGGATGGATCGATGCCTGGCTAAACAAGATTTGGGGGTCCCTGACGTTGATGGTGACGGGGGATGGCCAACGGACGTCGAAAGAATGGCGTTATTTGAATCCTACGACACTTGGCTTGGCAATCAAAAGGGCTTAAGATCGAAGGGAGTGGCACATTTTTATAAAAAGGTAGAAAGTTATGGTTTTATCAAGCACCGTCCAAGGCCAAAACAGGGTGGAGTTAGAGTCTGGCGTTATAAAGTCCCGGCGCTCAAGCTCTTTACAACCGAAAGTTGATCTAGTCCTTGATCTACAGTTCGGCAGCACAGGAAAGGGCCTTATCTGCGGGTATTTGGCAGAAACTGGAGACTACGATACCTGCATCACGGCGAACATGCCAAATGCGGGTCATACTTATATCGACTCCAGTGGGTCCAAGTTCATCACAAAGGTACTACCAGCAAGTTTTGTCGGGTCAAATATCAAGCAGGTATTAATCGGCCCGGGGTCAGTATTTAGACTCGGTAGGTTAACTGAGGAAATGGCGTGGCTTCGACAGGATCAAGTATTACGTATCCACCCTAACGCCACAGTATTAGCACCGGATCATATTCAAGCGGAGGGTGATTTGACCCACATAGGCAGTACTAAACAAGGTTCAGCCGCCGCTGTGTGTGATAAGATGATGCGGACAAAGCCCGTTACCGCTAAACAAATCCTTAAGGGCACCGAATTTGAGCAGTACGTTTGTAGCCACGGAGAGTGGCAAATCCGCCTTGAATCAAGTCAGGGCATACTTGCAGAAGGGTCGCAGGGATTCAGTCTCGGGATAAACTCCCATTTCTATCCCTATACCACCAGTCGTGATTGCGGACCTGCGGCCTTTCTCTCTAACATGGGCATACCCCTTGGGATGCTTGATATGGTTGTCGGCACTTGCAGAACCCTTCCGATAAGAGTTGGGGGAAGTAGTGGCGACTGTTACGCGGATCAGGACGAGCTAAGCTGGGAGGAATTAGACTTAGTACCGGAACGAACAACGGTCACCAACCGCGAACGCCGCATCTTTACTTACAGTAAAATGCAGATAGAGGAGGCTTGTTGGTGGTGCCAACCTGATCTGGTCTTCCTCAACTTTGCCAACTACGTTGAAAGGGACTATGTGACACAGATCGTAGCCCATATTGACGAATTTAGTGAAGTACGTTGGGTCGGCTTTGGCCCAAGTTACCACGATGTGGGGTTAGTATAATGTCAGACTTTGAAGTTAATGATATGGCAAGGATCGCTAATGAAATAATGGAATGGGCGGATGAAGTAATACCCAATCGAACTGCAGCTGATGCCATTAAAAAATTATCGATGGAAGAAGTGCCGGAATTGTGGCGATGTGTTAGAGAAACAGGCAAAGTAGACCCAGGAGAGATTGCCGATGTACTCATACTTGCACTGGATGTATGTGTAATGTCTGGCATAGACCCACTTACAGCAATAAAAGAAAAAATGGCCATAAATCGCCAGAGAACTTGGAAATATACACACGGAGTACTACAACATGAAGATTAATGATATTTTACGCGCATCCGGCGTCACCCGATGGCACATAGTCCGGATGGTGCGGCCACAGTCACTGGCAGAGCATACGTTCGACGTAGTAATGATCGCCCGGGCGATCGCCAAAGTTGCGGGAATAGACGATTATGAAATCATCAAAGCAGCCCTCTTGCACGACCTCGATGAAATCGTTACGGGAGACATACCAACTCCTACTAAAGCTCGGGCTAGGGAGAATGGCTGGGAACTTAATGAACTCTACAAATCTGTCACAGGCCGAGAAATTACGAGCGATGAGGCGCTTGTTATCCAATTGGCAGACAAACTGGCCGACCTCTATTGGCTGTGGCTTTACGCCTTGGGGCCTCATTCGAATAGAGTGTACGAAACGATGGCCGAGGCGTACAACGAATATGTGCGCTCTGAATCCATACCGGACAACATTCGCGAAGCTGCGTTGGATGTACAGATGCAAATGTTATCAGAGGATTTTTTAATATGAGCGGCGAAAAGAAAATGTGGGATTATCTGGGGCCTAAACTTAGGCCCTATGGCCATTTTGAGAGGATTGAAAGTCATGAAACAGCTGTCGGAACTCCTGACGTCAACTATTGTATTAGAGGATATTCGAACCATCTTGAACTCAAATTTACGGATAGTGAGAAGCGCGGATTACGCCTCCGTCCTGCTCAATCCGGATGGTTCAGAAAAAGAGTTAAAGCTCTTGGACAGCCGTGGCTCTTGGCACAAGCTCTTATTCGTGGAAAGCGGGGATACGTGTTGGTTGCGGGTACGAACGTACCTGCCCTTGTGCACACAACTAAAATTACCGATTGGTTAGAAGCAGGAGTAATGGTATGGGAGGACAAAATAGACATTGGAGAACTTGTCCAATTCCTGGGGACCTACTTGATTGTGGACTCACCGCAGTCCAATGGTCAGAATCCCGACGAATCCTCAAAACTAATATTACCTTCAAAGGAAGTGATAACCTAACCGGTATTATTTACGGCGAGTGGATCAAGCAATTTGAGCCTTGCATCGTCATAGAGATAATGGACATGGGTAACTTTAAGACCCACTTCGTGGGCGCTTATGCTGACGGGATGTATTGTTCTAGCGGGATTTCTTCTTACGTTTACGACCTTTTGATTTCTTGCTGTGAGCAATAAACTTTTTGGCCGCTTGCTTAGAAATCCCGATTTTAGACTTCCCCTTCGCGGCGGCATACATTGCCCGCCGCTGTTTGGCTGATTTAAACGGCATTATCTCTTCCTTTTAATTTTTTTCTTAGGACGCCGCTTAGGCCTCTTCTTTGCCTTCTTTTTCTTTGTCTTCTTAGGGGGAGGTCCCATTTCACCTGTCCACATATAAGCCATTATTTTGCCTTCCCTTGTATCTTTTCAATGGTCCGCAGGGTACCTAATCCTAGGAGCGCGAACACAAGCTCCATAATCAGGTCCTTAGGTAGATTTGGCCCCGGCGCACTAGTAATCCATTGAATCCATGGATTGATTAAAAACATGTTAAACAACCCAAGGCCACAAACCCAACCGATCGCCGGTCGCCAGCCCGCAACAAAAATATTACGATGCTGTGCCTCAATCTTGTTAAGTTCAATCTGAGCCATATCCGGCTGTTGAGCGAGCCGAATCCGTACCTCTTCATGGGATAATCTCTCATCTTCTGATGTGAAAAGATTATCAACAATAGAACCAACCGCTGTTACACCAGCAACTGCGTCACTAGCACCGAAGATTTTACTGAAGATACCCATCAGTCAAGTAGAATCAGGACCAAAATCGCCCACGATAGGACGTAATGAATCCCGCTCCTGTATTTGGCCTCAAAGGCCTTGATTGCTTGCCATGCTTCCATTATTCATCCTCCACTGTTATCCAAACTTCCTCTAGAGCTAGTGCCCTAATGATAGCCTTGTATAGGCGGGTGTAGGCAGCAACAGAACTCTGCACTGACCCACGCTCGGTGACATTTTGGACTTGGCCATCCCCCACAAGGATACAACCTTCCGAGTGATCGTCATTATTGCCCGTATGAATGTACACGAACTGAAAATCCGGTATCTCACGGAGCCACAACATACCGGCATGGAAATCGAACCTTTTCTCATACCGTTGGGTCATGCCGCCTTCGGTGCGTAAGTCGATCTTGTATCGACCGGCAGGAATTCTGGTCTCACCCGGAACCTTGGGTTCGTTGAATTGATCCTCCAACGTATAGCAGAAGAATTTACCATCAACGCGAAGAAGGCCAAGGGTAGCCTCATCGCCCCCACTGAACCGGGTGAGTCTAATTTCCACTGTTTGCTCCCTGATCAATCAAGTACTGTGTGAATATTTCTTCGAACCGTTGTTGAGAGGCAAGAGCCGTGCCAACATTGGCCTCAATATTGGATATGCTACCCTTAATAACTTCCACATCTGTGGTAAGTTGAGCAGTATCAGGAACCACTACCGCAGGCACCAATGCCAACTGTGCTGCAACTTCGGTGGAAATCCAAAATTGGGCAGCCATGCCTATAACTACTAATCCACCCAATGCGACAAAAATGGAGGCAGACCAACTTAAAATCTTTTTAGCTTTCGGGGTCATTTTCGAGTGCCTCCAGTGTTTTCTGAGCAACTTGTAGCCGCTTAGCCGCCGCCCTTGCCGCCGCTTGTTGACGTTTTTCAATTGCCGATAAACGTTCTTCATAATCATCAAACTTCTCAGGGCTGAATTGTTCCGATAGTCCCGATATCGGGACACCGGTTGTTTCCGGCTCATCAGGTTCCTCAGGTGGGGGTGGTGTCCAAGTTTCTGCTTTTAAGCATTCTTTATTATCGCTGTACCATCGAGCTATTTCACCGATATCGCATCTGGCTTTGGCCGCATTGTCGAACATACCCTTTCGGTCATATACCTCAGCTACACACCATAGGTTAAGAATAACTCCCTGTTTGGATACAATAATTGTACCCCATTGAGTCGATGCGATACACTGGGCAATATCAACATCACCCAATGAATGTGATAGACCCACAGCGTAGGACCGATCGCCAGCGATTGAGCCGCCTGTAAGGGCATTATTTATATCGATTGGAGTCCCATCTTTGTTGCAGTTATGACCACCCTGACACTCGTGTTGAGCAAAGGATACGATCGGTATGAATAATAGGATTATTAACAACTTTTTCATGATTTATACCTAGCAGTTTGTCCGCGTGTATCTCCATTAAAGTGACCGGGTGTAACATCCATGGATGTTGCGGCAAGTAACGCACCTGCACCCGATTGAAATTTGTAACCAACCCAGCCTAACCGTTCACGTTGAATTCCACCGCTACGTACAGCAATAATTGATTCTATTACCGTGAAATCACTCATACTTCCAGTGGCAGGGGCGATTCCGGTTGATCCGTTGTTATTTGGGACGTTACGACCACCCCAGTAAATTAGCATGGTATCATTAGCAGCACCCGCTGCGATACTATTAACGCTCCAGCCAATTTCTGTGGTGTTAACTAGTACTGATTTGTTTTCCTCTGTGTATGGGTTTCCATTTGATGCGCGCATATTAAATAAGAATGAACTAGTGTCACCCGCATTCACCGGAACAGTAAAATTATCATTTGCATCAGCGGTTGCGATTCTACCCCACAATCTTGCTCGTATGGTTGTTGTCCCTAATTCTACCCATGGGCCGGGATTTTCTGTTGGTGTTACTGGTACAGAATAACCAAGACTAAAACAAAATAGCCAGTCACCAACTTGCACATCACTAGGAGAACCTAATAATGTTGCCCCATTTCCGGTATTAATATCAGTTTCAAATACAGCACCTTTCCCAACAAATACAATTGCATCACTGGCATCGGGTGGTACCAATTGTGCTGGTGCTATTTGTCCGGAGGGGAAAGGACTCATGGCGCTATGTTCCCGAATAAGACCCAATTATCGATTTCATCTTGGACCAGAGTTACGGTACCAAACTGCGCGTTTACTGCCAACGTGCCAGCAACATCTACGGTAACGCCTGACCCGGCTATGAATCCTAAAGTGGACGTACCCTTTTGTTCAAACGATATTTGTGTTCCCAGCGCAAATGGTACATCAGTATTTGGTGGTATCGTAACATCCTGGGTGCCACCGGTGTCCGTTGATTGAAGCATCTTAAATGCATCTTCAATCACCAATGTTCTATCGCCCGAGAACGTCACAAATTCCCATGCCAAGGCTGCGGTGATAGTTGCATTAATGGCATCTATCTGCGATTGTAAATCAGCCACCACACCATCAAGCAAATCCTGAATGATCATGGTCAATTTATCAAGATTGTCTTCATGGGACCTTGAATCAAATGGGTCATACCGAGTATAATCCATTTCTTGGGTAATAGGGATTGCCCGCTGAATGTGGATAGCTGTGCCGTTTGGTGGTGCTACTGAATAATCAACCGACCCACCGGGTGAACCGTCTTGGTCGATATTGAGGCTAATGCCGGATAAATCGTCCGTAAAATCAACAGAGACCCAGGCAACGTCATCAACCCGAAAATTGAAAACAAACGATGTGGTGGAGCCGTTGCCCACATAGTCAATGAAACCTTGTACGTCCTGAACTGTCATTTTACTATCCTATGAAATTACGATTATTCGTCTTTGAGTAATTATTGAAATCGGGTGTGCTGTTAAAGTCAAACTAGCCGCTGGCAAGAGCACATCATTTTGATCGGTTTCACTCACAAAGATTTCTGGAGCATTATTGGTTAGCGTCAATACCTTGCTAGGTAATTGACTGGTGTTGGGATTAGCAACCTCAGTAGTGTCTATTTGTGGGTCAAAATCGGCTAATGATAAAGTATCACTGGGCAATTGACTAGTATTAGGATCACTAACATTAGCCACCGGGGCGTTATTAGTTAATGTTAATGCATCACTAGGTAATTGACTAGTATTAGGATTAGCAACCTCAGTAGTAATTGCCTGAGGATCAAACCCAGTTACAGTTAGTGTATCACTTGGTAACTCGGAAAACTCACCACCGGTAGTGATGATAGTTGGATCAAAATCATCGAGTGTTAGTGTATCACTTGGTAATTCACTGATATTATTATCAGTTGCAACAACGGTCGGATCGAAATCATCGAGCGTTAGTGTATCACTCGGCAACTCACTGACATTAACATCCGACTCAGTGGTAACGATAGTCGGATCAAAGTCATCTAATGTAAGAACATCGGATGGTAATTCGGATACCCTGTTCTCAGTTGTAACCGCCTGAGGATCAAAATCATCGAGTGTTAGTGTATCACTTGGTAATTCGGATATGTGTTTTTCGGTTGTGACCGCTTGAGGGTCAAAATCATCAAGTGTTAGTATATCACTCGGTAAATCGGATACCCTGTTCTCAGTTGTAACCGCCTGAGGGTCAAAATCATCGAGTGTTAGTGTATCACTCGGCAAATCACTGAAGTTATTGTCAGTTGCAACAACTGTTGGGTCAAAATCGTCGAGTGTTAGTGTATCACTCGGTAATTGTGATGTATTATCCTCGGGTACAACAATAGTCGGATCAAATTCATCGAGTGTTAGTACATCACTCGGTAATAGAGATATATGTTTTTCAGTTGTGACCGCCTGAGGATCGAAATCATCGAGTGTTAGTACATCACTCGGCAATTCGGATATGTGTTTTTCAGTTGTAACCGCCTGAGGGTCAAAATCATCGAGTGTTAGTGTGTCACTCGGTAACTGTGATTCATTATTATCAGTCGCGACAACGGTCGGATCAAAATCATCAAGTGTTAGTACATCACTCGGCAATTCGGATATATGTTTTTCAGTTGTAACCGCCTGAGGGTCAAAGTCATCGAGTGTTAGTGTATCACTTGGTAACTCGGACACCGCATTTTCAGTTGTAACCGCCTGAGGGTCAAAGTCATCGAGTACTAATGTATCACTTGGTAATTCACTGAAATTATTATCAGTTGTAACAACAGTCGGATCAAAATCACTAATCGTCAGTGCATCACTCGGCAGTTGACTAGTGTTCGGATCAAAAGTTTCTGTGGTCGGCGCAAGATTTGTGAGAATTAACGAAGCTGTTGCCAGTACGCTTAGATTATTCTCTGTAGTGACTATAGTGGGGACAAAATCTGCAATTGTTAATGTATCACTCGGTAATTCGGATACATTATTGTCCCCCGGTGGCGCATAAAACAGCGCCCGAAGTTTTCGGGGTATTACATCAGCGGGTCTGCGGTAGACCCACCTCATGGATTAAACTTCTTCCCAGACAAGATAACCAGACCAACCGGTAGTGGCAACCAATGCTGATTGAATATTCAGGCACAAGAACGTACCGGCATCAATAACTGGTCGCATTTCTGGTGTTGGTAAGAAGTCCAGTGGTCCGAGTTGCTCCCACTTCCAACCCATCATTATATCACCGATGGCTCCAGGTGCCGTAGCAAGTTGTTCAACCAAAGCGAGTGGCGCTGCATCATCAACATTTCTTCGTACTTCTGTTACTGCAACTCCGTTTCCGCTTGTTGAACGACGTACGAGCCGCAAATCAATCGCTTCGGCTGAAATTAACTCGCTGGTCATTTGAAACGCATGTAGAATTACCTTATTCGTAACTGCGCCCAACTCCCAAACGTCCTGATCAGCGTCAGTAGTGACCTGAATATCGTCGAATGGTGCGTAATAAATCCTACCCATATTTACATCCTCAAAAGTGTGTTTTGCGTGTTTGGAAAATAAGGCTGTCTACGTTGAAGTATCTTTTGATTATATTTTTGTACCCCGCCATCATCATACAGGTAAGCAAGTATTGTATCATAACCAATATTCATAGCTTTGGCGGCGATAAAGTTGACGGTAATTGCGTCTATTTCTTCACTCTGTGCCCAGCTGTCACCGTTATCGAGGGACACCGCGTAATAAAGGTCTTGGTCCGCTCCGTTTGTCCCACCACCGGCGTACAGCATGTGCATATTAATGCTTTCAACTGCAAGGGTGCCGACGAACAGATCGCCGTTATGATACGCATCCCCGGTTAGAGTTGGGAAAGTAGCACCAAACGTCCAGTCAACCGCGTCAGATGTAATGCGCCCTTTGAAACCAATAAGCGACGTTCCGTCATCGCGCCGCGACCCGAAGTGATTGATGTGGTCAGTCGCGCCATCCTCATAAATAATGATGTTCGGCATACCGAGAATAGGCTCAGTGGCCCGGTCGGTGGTCGGACTGTACTGCACAAGAGTACTGAGACTATTATCTGATGGATCAATGGAGCGAGACTCTTGTGTTTCCCATGTTGTCGGCGGGTCTTGAGCACTTGGCTGAAATTGCCAAATACAGTGCACAAAATCACTGTCATGGTCGATATGGCAATTCGGGTTGCCATAGTGATTATCACCACCGGCATCTAATGCAATGCCGGTTGTCCAAGATCCGCCTTCCCGCCTTGCGTAGTCGACGCGCTCTTTCCGGTCGCCCATAACGGCATCGCGGGCACCAGCGTAGGCGACAACCACATCGCCATCAGATCGGACAGTGGTAGATGCCCAAATGAAGGTCGGAGTACTGTTTCCACTAACGGCTAACAACGTTTCATCTGTTATAACCCACGCATCCGTGGCCATGTTGAACGTGTGATATTGGTAGATACCATCGTCATGTGTCACTACATGGATAACGTCGCCATCTTGGTGTGTGTTAATAAAATCAACGGCGGTGAAAGCGGCTGGATTGCCAGTAGCATCCTGTACGGTAAATGAGTCAGTCGGGTCCGTGGCTTTGTAACAATCAATAGCGGTAGCGGATGCCCTAACAACCGTATAGAATGCACCGTCACTCGATCTGTGCGGTGGGTTATGTCCGGGCAGACCAGCGGCAGAAATAATTGTAACGGGAAGCGCCATTAGCTTAGGTATACCGATCCATCGGGTGAGATTACTTCTTTAGTGCCCGGCAGAAGATCAAACAGGTTTTGATGACTCCGCGTTGGCGTTGCCCTATAGATAAATATCAAGCGCTGCGGACCACCAAATCCATTCATTGCATTTCGCAGATTTTCGACATCGGTATCAGTCCAAGTATCATCGATCAAGTCTTCCGCGATACAAACACTGGGGTTATTACCCCCGAGCGCTGTGCGAATTTCATTTCGCTGTGGGCCTGTTGAAGCGTCATTCTGCAAGACAATAACATTTGCCCTAGGTGTAGTGCCCTCAAGGAAGGTAATAATTTCTTGCCCACGCACACCATCTGGGTCCAATCCGACAGCTGCAATTTCAGCCCGTATTTCGGCTTCTTCGGTGGTTCCTTGTTCATCGGCAATATACTGAGAAATATCAATGCCAACAACCGTTGCACCGGTTTCTGCAGTAATAGCCTCCACACCCCAACCAAAACCAGCACCAAAGACACAAACTTGCTCAGTTGATCCTATTTGTAGGATAGGCTGAAGTGTTGCCCACATATTACTCAGAATCGAAGCCATAAACTTCTTATGGTAGTGAACAATAACTTCCGGACGCGTATTCGGGTGCCCGCCTAAATATCGCTCCACGCGAAATTCATAAGCAGCATCAAAATCTGCCTTTGTATCATACACTATTTCCGACTCCGACCATGTTTACGGCCCTACCTGCAATCAAGCAAGGCCGTAAACATTCTTAAGTTTCACCGCCTGACAATTCGGTGTAACCACTGGCATTAACCTGAACCGTTAACGTGTTAGTATCTGTGGTTGTAACATCTGCCGGGGTAACATCCAACAAACCATAGAAACACAACATATCAAGCGGTGTGGTTGACGTGTCATTAAACACCCACCAGTAGCGAGCAACGATAGACCCACCAGACGCAGTAAATACCGGGTTGTTGGAATCAAAACGCCATGTACCTGCAACAGGCTCAGTGTGCGTTACACCAGCCAATGTCTGACGGGCATAGCCATTACCAACAACTTCATTGGTGATGTCCGCTAACGCTTCGTGTGTTGACCGATTAGGGACATATGCATTTGTACTCAGTCCCATGATGAACGTATCGGCGTCAATCTCTACGTTCTTGTTTTGCATCTCCCTTTTATAGGAGTCATAGACTATTAAAGTCCCAGTTGTCGTAGCCATTTAAAACTTCCTCAGTTGCGTTACATCATTAGGGACATATTGTGCCCCCTGCCAATTTGTCATTGCCCACTGCCACGTTTCAGCAGCCTTATCCTTCATCACTTGGAAAGGCGCAGACAAAATAAGTTGCTCATCTTTGGGTAACCCATCGATGGCTTCCCGATCTTTTGGCGTCAGAAGTATGGCAATTGCACACTCCGTTGAACTAAACTCCAGGGTTTGGTCGCCCTTTTTAATTTTAACTAACATTATGGTAATTCCTCTCTGTATCTTATTGTTAGATGCTGCTGTAATACACTCCCTGCCCCGATGGCAAAGGTATCAAACCAAACAAATGACCCAGCCGGTACTACTGGATTATCAAGTACAGTAACCAGATCACCAAAATCCTCATCAACATTCGTTATGCCGCCTATGACTATTTGGGTCCCAAACTGGCTAAAATCATCGCCATAATTGAGAAAATAAGTTATAGTTGGAAATGTCCCTATGGAGAGGTTCATTATCTCCGTAATAGTTATCTCTACCGGGGTATAGAATAATACTATCTTATCACTGATCGATGGGGTCTCAATAGTAGCAGACTTCGATTTTAGCGAGGTATTTCGATCCCTGTCCTGAATAGCCATCGTAAGCTTATCGAGGGCATCCTCGTGCGATTCAGAGTCAAATGGGTCATAGCGCTCATAATCCAGCAACTGGGTTAAAGGAACGTTTCTCGTAAGTTGAATTTGCTGGTCAACAGGCGGTGCAACGAAGTATTCAACCGACCCACCGGGGGCGTCATCTTGATTCCCGTTCAGTATGATTTGATCAAAATTGGTGAGATAAGATAAAGTTAGCCATGCAATGTCATCAGCCCTGAAATTAAAGGTAAAGCTAGTTACCGCTCCAGTGCCGACAAATGTCGTCGATGATAATACATTTTGTACTGTCATGGCTTAAAGAACTCCGGACCTTTCTCGCGTTTCTTAATACGGTATTGTTCGAAGTCCTCGGGTAATTCAACCCTTTCGCTTCGGACCATATTACGTAATCTTATGTATTCATCCACGCTAACTTGGTGGTGAATTTGGAAAGTTTTACCATCGCTGCGTCGATAGGTGTTATTATCCCCGCTGTGCTCAATTAGGAAACTTAGCATTTCTAATCTACCGGCTTTACTGCCGATACCCAGAGCTTTTCGAAGGAGTGTTTCACCCTCAGAACCTGGCCCAACATTTTCATCTTTAACCAGTGCTGTCCACTCAGGGGTATTCAAAAGGACATTAACCGCTTCGCCCCTCTTACGACCGATAGTTTCAAGATACCTATCGTAAACATATCCATCACCATTATCCATGGCAAACAGATCAATAGCATCACCCAGACCACCCGGCCAAGAAATCGTTTTGCTGGGCGTAGCCACCGGAATTCGAGCATATGAAAGGGCCATACTAGCCTTATCCTGCTTTGTAGAATCTTTCACATTAAATGGTAACAGCGCCCGTTCGTAGACATTACCATAGTAATTTTTAATATCGCCTTTCCAGTCTCGTTGGGGCGGTAAATCCTCTGAATGCCAAGGCGAAGCATTCATCATCTGTTTTTGCATTGAATCCAGAAGATTCACACTAGAGCCGCTGCGCATTGTTTCATCCGCTGGTCGACGAACGTCGCGCATCAAATTTGGTACTACTATGGAGTTGATCATACTAGCAGTTACTGATTGCGCCCGACCTGTTTCCTTTGACTGAATGGCCGTAATCATATCACTTACCGTCGACAAATAGGACTCGTCAATGATCATATCAGACGTATACAATAACCCCGCACCAATCCACTCCATGGCGGGTTTATCCTGCTGTCGGGTCATAGCATAATAGTCATATACCGATGCAATAGTTGCTAGTGATTGACCAGCCGGATCAGCGCGTGAAATATCGACCCACTTGCCTCGAACTTTGATGGAATTAGGTTGCCAACCAGCAGCCTCCCACACTTTCCTTTCTTCAAAGTTAGATGGGCCAGTACCGGTAATATCGCCATTTTCATACATTTCAGCTACTGCTAGCCATAGACCGGTAGCCACTGTTAAGCGAGCCAATGCTTCCTGGCTTTCCTGTGCAGTACCATTCATTATAGAATGATAGGTCTTACCCGGGGATAGTACCGTATTAGCCCCTATCATTTCCATAGAATAGCTAAGTAGATTAGCCGGGGTACGCACAAACGGGATTAACATATTAACAAACATATTTTTGTTTTGTGCTGTGGATACGCCCTTAGCTAGAGCCGCCAATACCCCACCATATACGTTAGGATCATTGGTGTAGGTTTGTTTCTGAGCGAATTCTTTAGCTGTCCGTTGCATAGCCCCATCGGCATTTTCTACCCAGAAATTATACCGGGCCTCGAAGTTCATCCCTTGATGAACTTCCTCAGTTCGCGCTTTCGTGCTCGCTAGTTCATGGATTTTGGAATTATAGTACTGGTTCTTGAAGAAGGCATCGCCCGCCTCAAGTGCTCGAACTGGGGTAGTACCTAATTTACCAAACCAACCATCCGGAACATTCACAACATGATAGCGTAAACCAAGTTCGTTCCAAACTTTACCCTCACCAATATCCCGGCCTAGGGCAATTTCCTTAGCAAGGGATAAACTTTCGCGGAAACCGGCATAGTGACCCCGTAATTCGGCAACCCATTGGTGGCGAGTTATCCTGTCTGCTGGGTCTGGCAAATTACCACTGATCTGTCCCCATGCAAGATCACGAGCATAGGCCATATTATTGATGCCCATTTTTACCGGACTAACCATTAAATGCTGGTAAAGACCTGATGCTGAGTTACCCATAAAGTTGAACGCATGCGTACGCCAACTCGATAGCATCATATTATACCTAACATTGAGCAGCCATGAGGCATACTTGTTGCCCCAAATACTGTCAGACATCTTGGAAACACCGTGTGTAGTGCTTTGTCCTTCACGGACGCCTTTTTTTGCAAAATCGGACATCATCTTAATGGCCCGTTCAGTGTTGGCACGACCGCCTTGTAAACTGATAGAGTCCATAAGCATTTGATTAAATTCGTACACCCCTTCTGCAGGTTTGGATCGTAAAATATTCAACTGCCGGGCTGCATTGCCAGACGTACCAAAGAATAAGTCCCGAGTAGCTACAAATTGAGAATGTGCATTATTGAACCGGGCTAGATCAGAATCAAGCAACCTGCCTTCATTCCGCATCTTAGACTCAAGTCGACGGGCAAGATCAGCGATCCCGTTAGCTTGGGCATTGTACGTGTCCCTAAGAAACATCAACTCTGCCGGGGTCCAATAAGACGCCATCTGCTTTTCAGTGATGTCAATTCCCATATCACGCAGGTCTTCAACAATTGCTGCCTGTTCCCTATGGGTAATTTTAACTTCCTGTAATTTACCGGACACCACTTGCTCATTCATCGCCATAACTTTGGCAGCAGAGCTACTAAATGGGTCAAGCTCCATTGGTCCCGCCTTGCGGGGTGCCGGTGCTTTCTCAACTACCTCGAATTGTTTGCGACGGAGACTATGCTCTCGACCAAGACTATCACGTAATCGGTACCAACCATTCTTAGTTCGACCCACTACCTCGAATTCTTTACCAAGCTCGTCAACTACCCGACTTCCTGGGCGTTGATCACCCCGTAATACGACGTCGCCCTTCTCAAGCTCATCTAGTTCAATGATCTTCTGAACTAGGGCCTGCGACTCTTCGCTGGCAATCTTAGGCGTAAATTTTCTTGGGGCAATCATGCCAGCAGATTCGCCTTGTTCACGCCAGCCCTGACGATCTGTTATTGCCACATCATTTGATGAGGGCATTGGCTGTATTACCTGCTCTTTACCAGCCGCAGCGGCTCCGGCAGCTTCCTCAGACGGGTAAACCTCGAGTAATTTACCAGTTTCTCCATCATGGACGCCCCAACCCTCGTCAAATTTTCCGGCTACCCAATCATCTAAACCTCGGGCTGTTGACGTAATACCTCTAGCCTCAGCGGTGGGAAAAGTTAAAACATTATCGGGTATGGGTTCATCTGGATAAACACCGTGGATAGATTTAAAAGTTTCCCTGTAATTTTTATTACGGTTAGCCAGTATATCAGCCATTACCTTCGAAATTTCTTCTTTAGTACCCTTAATTTCTACCCTTCCACTGGTGCTCTGTTCAGGATGAATGGCACGTGCACCATTATCGCTAGCAAATTTTTCTATCTCAGCAAAATCCTCAGGCTCATCGAACATGTAATCTGGAAATTCAAGCCCGTCATCATTAACTTTAATATCATCCTCGGGCACTAGCGTTGGTGAATCCCCTTCTGGTCCTGTTTTACCAAGCCATGATTGCCTAAAATCTTCGACCATATTATCAACCATTCCGGTGAAGACATCTTGTCTTGCTGCAGCCTTCTGCTCATCGGTCATGGCCCTTATTCTAGCTAACTCATTCTCAGCTTTTACATCCTCAAGAATTGAGTAGATTTTCTTGAAGTCCATGCTCCCATCTTCAAGTCGAGGAATTTCACCCGTCTCCCCTAAAATCGCGTCGGCCATTTGAGCCGCTTCATCCCTTTGACCTTTAGTGATAGTTTGACCTTCACCGGCTGGCATATCCGTAGCCCGTTGAGAGGCTTGTAACATTTCCAGTAATTCAGCTTCACCAAGTTCGGCACCCTGCCTTTCAGCCAATACATCGGCATTAGCCGATACGCGGTCATATTCATCTTGGATAGCCTTCATCCATTTGTCCATTTTATGACCAGCCCAACGTCCACCAAGACCGCCTAATAGTGTACCTAATGCTACACCAGCACCAGTTGCAAGTGCAGCCCGGCCAGCACTTATGTCCTCTCGGGCACCCGCCTCCTGTTCTACATTTTGAACAGTGAGGTCGTAGCCACCCGCAAGCATACCACCTTCAACAGCACCGGCTGTAGCACCAACAATCATCATTTCAGTGGCTTTTTTCTTTAGCCCGGCTTTAGCCGTTGCTAGTGCCGCACCCTTAGCAGCAGCAGTGCCAACACCCAAACCGACATAGGTAGTAGGATCAGACGAAACACCACCTAGGGCCTTTTGAAATTCTACTGCACCACCATCTGAATGATCGTACATATTGATTAAGTTTAAAAAGGCCAATGCTGTCTTGGGATCATCAGCATTCATAATCTTCTGGGCGTAATTCATTGTCGCCATCACATTCCAATTAAACATAGATAGCTGATTACGTGCCCAATGACCGATTTCCGCATCAGTCATATCGCGAGGTTGTGGTGCTGCCTGAGCAAAATATACACCCCCACCCATTGTTTTATCAATTGGTTCCTGCTTAGGGGACCCCATAAACTTGTGCACAATCCGGGCGTTATCAATCCAGTCTTTCGACTTAGACATTCGATCTGTCGTAGGCTCTATGTAATTCTCTGCTTCGGCCTCTTCGGGTGGAACCCACATACCCTCTACAACTTTCAGATCGGTCGTGTCCTCGTCCCCGCCTTCTGATACCTCTCCGGCCTCATCGGGACCGGTCTCCTCGTCATCGGGACCGGGGGTCGGCATATCGGTACCGGCTGTGACCTCCTCGCCTCCCGTGGACACGGAGACACGTCCCTCAATAGCAGCGCCCTCAACTTGCTGAGCCTTCATAAATGTCTCATAGACTTCATGTTCGGGCATGCGAGTTTCAGGCATTGATTCACGCCATAAATCATATTGATCCGCAAGACCAGCAGCTTCCAGTCTTTCACGTCTAATCTTCTCTGCCTCTTCCTGCAGAGGTATTACCTGTTGGTCTTCTGCTTGTGGCATTATTCTTCCGGTATTGCTGCTTCAAATTGTCTGTACAGTGGGTCATCATCTTCAAGCATAAGCTCCCCGTTATTGGGGGCTATGCCCTGACCTTGATAGTACTGTTTATACAGGGCTGCAACTTGTGCATAACGATCAGGACTCATTGTAGCTGCACCCGGTCCAGCTAACCATAGGAGAAAATTCTCTTGGTTAGCTTTCGTAAATTCCATACTGATATCAACACCCGTACCTGTCTGAGTCATATAATCAGCCACCGATGGTACTGCATTCAAGAATGCTGCATTAATACCCCGTGTAAATTTCTGCGGCTCATAAGCAGATTTATTGGCCTCGAAAAACTCCACTGGATTGGCATCTATACCAAATTGGTCCATATAATTATCGAGAGCCGTTTTAAATGCAATGGCCGCTTCCCGTTGATCCTGAGTACCAAGTAATTGCCCATAGATGTCGTTTGTGACACCAGTATGAGTTTTAACCGCCGTGTAGGCATCAATATAGGCCTGATTCTCAGTGGCTGCTTTTACTGCAGCATCAATATCCTTAGTTAACTTAAACGCATCCTCACCCGTAATCTCGGGCGGTTGACCTGAGGGTAATCCCTGAGGTGTTAAGCCCATAGACCCACGCGTGACGATAAGCTTTAGTAGCTTAGCCTTGTCTGATACGCGCATTCGATTGCCCGTATACTGTAATCTTTGAATCTCACCCCGATACTTACTAAGTGTCCAAGGCTGTGAGGCCCGGGTTGTACTGCCCTTAGTTAGTGCATTGATAAAAGTCCAGCCAGCCTCCTTGGTTATTTGATCTGAAGTTACTTGCTCAGATACCCGCTGAGCCGTTAATTCACCACCTACAAACTCACCGAACAACTGATCGGCATTTGCATCCTGATCTAATTTCTTTTGGCCAATAAAATCCCGTCGCCGCTGGTCCATAACACCGGATAGGGTGCGCATTTGTGCTGGAGTTCCACGAAATTCGCCAGACCACATATTTTCTTCAATTTGGTCAATCTGGTCCGCGTCCTGAGCGCCCATTATTTGATTTTGGACTTCAATCTGATCAACCATAGGCCCAATAGCCGCAAGCTGATTCTCAGCCCACACGGGATCAGCACCAAGGATCAATTGCCGTGAGATAATCTCTTTGGCCTGTGATTCTTTAACCTCTGTGGGCGCATCCGAGGATAATACGCCCTCTATCCCCCGTTCTGCCCGGGCTTGGCCATACGCTCTGCTTTTCACAGCAGCGGCCCCTGTAACTGCCGATCCCCCGGGGACGACATAACGGGTCATTATTTCTTCTGTGAACTTAGCCCGGGCTGTGGGATTTGATATTCTACCAGAGTAGTTATCAACAATTTCCTGTGATCGTTTATCCCATATTTCTTGGGCAACCTCATGTGTGAATACTCGAGGTTTAGATATCTCTTGCCTACCACCCTTACCATCAGATACAGTAATTTGTAGTTCGGCCAAAGCATCATCCCCAACAAATTCAGCATCCAAGGAATTGCTATTCACCAAAATTGAACGTAGTTCAGTTAATTCTCGAGCCGCTTCACCGGTGGCTTCATCAACGTCACCGATTAATTCTGAATCCCCCATAGCATCGATAAGTCTGCCCAAAGCCTTAGACTTTTGGGCAACATCGGGCGTAGGAATATTCCCTAGGGCAAATTCCCCAACCGGCTGCTGTACAACTTCAGGTATCTTAATAGCCATCATAGACTCCCGAAGAAACCACCAAGAGCATCTGTAACGTTTCTGTTATAATCCGCTTTTGCTCCTTTAACACCGAGCCTCCTGGCCGTTGTCGCGTACAATTTCATGTAATCGAGTTCTTTTTTGAACTCTAAGGCCATCGAATCAATAGCACCTTGTGCGGTAGACCCACCCGTGTGACGAACACCAGAAGCCTCGCCAATGGCTTTAGCCCGACCGAGCGTTTGCTCCTGCGTAAATTTACGTCGACGAATCTTCTCAAGAGCGTCTTGATACCCAAATTCGACCCGTTGTCGTTCCAACTTTCGTTGATCACCGGCACCGAAAATCCCAGTTATGCCTTTAAAGCCTGCTAGTAGTGTTACTGGGTCCATTATCTCGTCCTCGGGCCTGTGAGCTTGCTGCTTCTAACAACTTCCGTTCTACCCTGTCTACCGTCAGCAAACGCAGCTTGAGCCAACTTGGCCTCATAACGGACCTCCATTTTTTCCTCCAGCTTTGAATTCTCAGTAAAAGTCATGGCTGTATCAGCGGCCAGCCTAGCCGCCAATGCGTGTACAAACGATGCACTGAATAAATCAGTATTTGTAACCTGAACAATGAAATGTGCCCATACTTGTTCTTCATTAGCAAGTATTTGTTGGCCTTCCCTCACCCAATTCGCGTTTGTTAACTTGCTGGTTTGGACAGTGGTACTTGGGCGGTATACCCTATGAACAAATACAACATCACTGGGGATATTAAATGCATTGGCTAATCCAAACGAAGGAGCGGGTAGTACAGGAGCCAAAATCTCCCGCCTAGTCGCAAATGTCCAGGCATAGTCATTTAATACTTTATCCCTAGATAAGGAATAATTAGCATTCATCACTTTAGCTTCTGTCTGATTATCCCCTAAAGAGTTAATCAAATCTTGCCCCATCCATGACAGTGCTAAATTCGCGATTTGTGTTGGATTAGCCATTATACTTCCGTAGATGTAACCTTACCAAAGATAGCCGAAACTTCTGAAATTAGTGGCTTATCCTGTGATATAACAATATCCCCCGCACCCGATCCAAGGTCTACAACCTCTACATCGCCCGTCTTAAAAGGCTCACCAAGGCCCATAGGCGTTGATGGGGTACGATCCTTGGTTGGTACACCCTCAACTAGTGGTATAGCCGAATCGGCAAGACGCAAAAAGACCTTATTCCAGCGACGTTTAGACGATTGCGACGTTCCTCGAACACTAGTTCCTTCTAAATCTAGTACCTGCCAACTATTGTCGTAAATTAATCCAACATACGCCTGTTGATTAAATGACGATGGGTTAGTTAAAGTAATACTACCAGCAACCGGTGTAAATACACCATTTTGTACAGCCCAATAAGTTGTACCAGTATTGGGGTCCACTGATTGAACTACAACGTGACATTCTTGACCATCAAGATGGTCCAGACCAGTAATCACACCGGCAGAGCCTACATCCTCAAACACCCACGAATCAAGAGCATGACGACACCCCGAATTAAACGGTAATTCTTCAAGTCGCCATGTTCCCGATCGCTCTACAAGCGCCCAGACGGTAGCACCCCGAATTGTATTGGTTACCGTAATAGATTTAATTAATCCATTAGTCGTTAACCGATAGAATCCAATTACCTTTTCTTCCTGATAATACGTGGCAGCTACAATACTTCCATCGCCCATAACACACATGAGTTGATAAGCTGGATCATCAGCCCAGCATAACTCAACTATCCTAGAACCAAACAGGTCCTGAGCCAATAAATTGAGTTCAAAACCATCCCACCCGTAATTAGTACCACCTTCATCCGAGAAAGTGCGCAACTTTTTGCCCGATGGACTAACGTATATTAGTTCACGTCCCACGCCCACCGGTTGTACACAACTCGATCCCCACTCAGTCTGCAATGGAAACCCAAAGTCGTTAAAGATTATGACATTTCCCGCTAATGTCGATTCACCTACAACTTCCGATACATCAGTATTGACAACCAATTGTTTTTTGTTCGACAGCGCCGTAATTATACCCGCGACCGAGAGCGGGAATAAAAGTGGATCATCTGCATTAACCGGGGCCGATCCGTTAAAATCAACATAATCCCCAGCCCTAGACCCCCATATAGTGGCTCGTTGGGAGGGTATATTACCAAACCACAGTCTGCCGTGTCTAAAAGCACACTTTGAGGGCCAACTGCCCGCTGCCCAAGTGACCGGAGACGGAAATAAGAACCCCGGTACAGACGTGATATCAAGAAATGTCCAAACAACCCCATCAAATTTTAATCTGTACTGTTCAACGTTATTTGTATTTACAGTTAGCCATAGTTCACTTTCGCCCGGGTCCATGGCACTATGCATACAAATTAAGTCCTCGGCAGAGTATGGTGATGCAAATTCAACTGGTGTTCCAGACCCACCGGGTAAAGCAGTAGTAACTGATGCAGGGCCAAATTTATAATTAAAAGTATCAATAAGCTCCCCACATGCAGTTGGATCAACTGGTGGGATGCCAGTACCATTCCACCGAACACCAATACCAATCCAATAATCAGTAACGGCAGCACCGGGCACAAAGCCAAAGCTAATAGTACCTGATCCAACATCTAGTATTGCAGTAATATCCTCCGCGATTTCAGCACCAGTTTCCGTAGTACCAACTCGAATGACAATCTCTGCATCGGCCATTGACGGTGCACCCATATCCCCCTTATCACAATCCGTCATTGTTAACAAATAGGAAATAGAGAAATTATGGGTTAAAATATCAGTACCTGCAGGTACGATAATATTCTGTCTTAATTCACCGCCAACTGAACCCTCAGGAAAGAATACAACAATAGTAAAATCGGGATTTGTTATATTCTGTTCAGTAAACGAATCTTCAGCATGCTGCCAAGTTATAACGCCCGGAGTAGGGGGAGTACCAAGTGTATAGAAATTGTTATCAAACGTCCAAAACGTCTGTTCAGACTGGTATGTTGGATCAGTAACTAGGTTAGTGGATTGGCCACCGGTTGCCTGTAACCCAGTTATCCCGTCACGGACGATTACAAAGGCATCACCTACCTCAACAATGAAATCTTGATCAAGACCTACTGAAAATGTGAATAGCCGCGCTACGCTGTTACGTGGATCAATATCATCACGATATTGAAAACCATCGCGCATCCGCAAAGAACCCTGAACCTGAGGAGTCCAATTCTCACAGAATTTTAAGGCCTTTTTGTAGACATCCGTTGAAACTCGACCCCGTACATTCTTCGAGATTTCACCGGAGCTAAAGGATTCCTGAATAGGTGATGGGCGCGGCATTATGCTATCAACGCACCCCCAGCAACCCAAAATGCTAATTCAGCATCCTGTATATGGGGCTGGGTAAATCCATTAGCAGCCAACACCGTTTTCCACATATCGCTACGATGACCTTGAACACCGCCGATGGCTACTTTGCCCAATAGCATAGTATTCCAACGATCGTCTAAGGTATTACCAGTACCGCCTTCTGTTGCCAACCACGCAAATAACATATCATTAGTCGTTGGGGGCGCGGTAGGTACAAGTATCCGTAACGCATCAAAGCGCGCATCAGTAAGAGTAGGCATTTAGTACCCCTTCTTACGTTTCTTGCGCTTCTTCTTCTTCGGTGTCGGTTGTCGTCTCGCCATCGGATGTGCCCTCATACTTAGCTAACTTTTCAGCTAACTCCGTATTCTGCAAACGAAGAGCTTGCACTTGTGAATTTTCATCAGCCGCAAGAATTCTCTCCTCGCGACCTTCCAGATTTGCCAGTATCTTCTCCAAGGATTGATCTGTCATTTGAATCCTTTGAGCGATTACACGCGGCGATACACCTTCCGCATGCCACTTTTTAATCCGATGATACTGGCGAACGTTTGCTCCTACTCTCATTGGGATTTACTCCTCTTTATTGTGGGTAATTAATTCAATTTCAGGACTTGCTCCTGATAGACCTCGATTGCTCGGTCAATGATATTGCCGATATTCGAGGAATTTCCAGCGCTGTAAAACGCTTGGTCGTACGCGATTACAACCTCATCTTCGGTGTGAAGAACACCTATCGTTGCAGGGTTAGTTATCACATAAGTGCTGTGAAGCGACGGTGGTTCACCAGTGACAACATTAAATTGTGCCGCCCCCACTGGGTACTGGGCCTCTTGAAGAGCATCTTTTGCAAACTTGATCCCACTTACTGCCCGTTGATTGTTAATGTCCTTGATGTTAGTGCCTACGGCAACAACAAGCTCACCTGCACCAACAGTAAGTGCCGCAGCCGCTTGAGTCGATACAACCATACTTGGCTTAGAATCGGCAATGCTGCCTACAGTAATCTTATCCACTGCTTTCTCCTGTAAAAAAGGGGTCCCGATGTCGGGACCCCAACTCACACTTCGCCAGAAGTACGGGTTAAATCGTATCAGCCAGCTGCAATTGAACGATATGCTCGTCCTCGACGCGTACTGCACCGATTGTCATGAACGAGTAAATCCTCCAGGCAAAACTGATTGACGGGTCCTCTGCGATCCGCGACGTAATATCACGATCGACCATTAAGCCAATTGCCTTCTTCGTCATTGCGAAGCAGTCAATGTCGGTACCAGGGGCTGTTGGGTGGTTCAGTCGAGTGGAAACAATCCACTGATACCCCATCCAGTTGTCAACATAGCCCATTTCTCCGAGGGCCTTGGCGTAGACATAATCACCAGATGTTGCTTCCGTCAGCTGCAAGAGCTTCCGGGCCTGTACCGGACCAATGACAATGCATTTGGGTTCATCCGGATCGATGTCGTTATCCAGGAACTTTTCGGTTACCTGAGTTACAAGATCGAAGTTCAAACTGGTATCGTACACGTCAACTGTGACGCCGAACACCTTTTGTGCAGCGGGAAATGCCTGTGGTGTACCTGCACCATCAAGAGCAGTACCAGTTGCTGCAGCGATGATTTCATCATCAAACGCTCGCCTCATTGCATAGCCTTGCGACTGTGCGAGGTTAGAGTTTGGATCAATGATCATCTGTACGATGTCTTCTTGCTCGGTGGAATCACCGGTATCGTACGTTTGAGGAACAGAAACGCGTCTTGACCAGGGATAGTCATCAACGGGAGTTGCTTGTAACCGGGTAGTCTTTAGACCGGCTTCCGCTGTACCCAAACGTTCCCAATTGTGCTCTTCGGAGTTAGTACCACGCTCCGTGACTTTTGCGCGAAGCCTCGATGGCTTTTGTTGCGCAAGGTGTCGAAGTATTGACTCAAATGTTGAGACAAATACATTATCAACTGTGTTAACCATGATTGGCTCCTACACAAATTATAAGAAAAGTTTGCGCCTGGAGCAACCCGGAAACCGGACCCGCAGCTTAGGGCGTTCGTGCCCTCAACCGGAGGTGATAAGGGACCTGAATAGGCAACCCCTCATCGATCTCATTCTCGACGAGTATACCACACCCGGGCTTCTCTGTCAACCCCTTCTAAGGTGGATATCCCGTCTTATCTCCTGCTCCTCAACCTGAACAGGCCAATTTTTCTCCTGGAATTTGCACCATTTCTCCTGCAGTTCCTCCGGTACTTTAGGATCAAGGCGACAAAAATCAGGCCGATCATCATAGATATCGCAATAGTAGCGATGGCCATTTTGACCCAAATGAATGCAGGCTCGATCCCCCCGGTCAAGGGAGGGATCGATAAACCCAACAAATCGACAACAAGCCCCACATTGCCAACAATCGAAAGCTATTACCTTCCCCCGGCAGCAGCTGCCCGACGCAAATCAACAACCCGCTGGATATACTCTTTATTCTGCGGGTGTGAAGAGTCCCAATACGGACCTGTTCGATCATTCATGATTTCATCCGCCCGGGCTTTCGCCTCGGCTGGTGCCAAACGGGTCGTTGTTTCATCCTTGGTGAAGTTAATACCTTCGGTTCCCAGCTGTTGACCAATGTTATAGAGCCACTTGGTGGCCTCTGCTGGAAGCTTCCCATCAGCAGCCAATTCCAACATTTCTTTAGGCGCATTGGTACCCTTCATAACAGCATCGACTAACTGAAGGTTATCTTCATAGACAATGCCCCACTCCTGTTTCAGAGCACGTTGGGCAGCGCTAAATGCCTCACTTGCAGCGTCCTGTTTCTTGGTACCAAACTCATGGACAGCAGCAACCATCTTATTGTACTGAGACTTGGTTAACCCTAGACCATGGGCAAGAGAAGCAAATTCAGCGTATTGAGTTGGGTCAACACCCTCGGGGTGTTCATACCCCGTAGCATCTTCTGGACGCCCCATCGTCTTGAAAAGGGCATTCATCTGATCCTCATTGTCCATATCAGGCGTAGGAATTAAGCCTGGTACTTTATCCGAGAGTTTAGTGTGGAAAGCCTTTAACGCATCATCCCCGGCATCGGGGCCTGGAATACGGATCATTTGGCCTTGGGCTGATAGCGTATCGACAAATTGCTTTGCCAATCCACCCACATCTTTCACGTCTTTTAAACTTGCATGATCCTTTAGATCATCTGGGAGGTTATCCCTCCAATTCGGCTCGTCTGGCATTTTCTTTCAACCTTATCATCTGGCGTATGTAAACAATGACATCCCTTTTACCCAGCATGTGCGCTGTTGCATGGGGGTCCCCCGGCTGGAAAATTTCGTCCTTATCAAACTCCTCTTCCAACCACTTTAGGACTTTTTTACCGTCTGGCGAAGTAAAAATACGATAAAAATATCCTGATTTATTGACAACCGTATCTATTACTTGTTGTCGTTTTTCTGCCTTACTAAGCGGCCTCTCCTCCTGCTTGTCCACCTGTTGGTACTCCTCTTATGGCTGCTTCACCCTCTCCAAGGGCCTTCATACCTGCACCAACTTCTTGATCTTCAAGGCCTTGTGCGGTACGTTCTTGTTGTTCTTCGCGTTGATCGCGTCTATTCTTAATTTCTTTATCCGCCCGCATTAACTTAGCTGGCACTCCTTCCAACGACCCGAGTTCTTTACCAATAGCATCCCAATCGGGGATGTCAAGTACCTCAGGTTCAATCTCGCCCAACTCGGCAAGACTGGCCACCCATCGCGCGACACCTTGAGCGATGTCGGCTCGTTGCGCTCGTACAAGTGGCCCTGTGTAGATAATATCAAGTTCGCCATCACTCTGTTCCGAGATCGAAGCTGGGAGTTCTCCAAATTGTCCCGCACGATACAGTATATTAAACGTCCTTTGCACGAGTGGGTCGAGATAGTCAGACTGAAGTCTTCCGAGTGTTGGTCCAAGTAAGCGTTGCATAAGTTCATAGCGTGTTTGAACCTCTGTCGCGGTCATTGCCGGAGACTCTTTTAGCTCCAACTGATCCACGTAGAAAATACTTCGGATGGACTGTTTCAATTGCTCCCGTTGTAATTGGGATACATCGAAGCGCGCACCAGACTCGTAAGGTTCCATCGAGTCCATAGTACGCACAACGGTTAGGCCAGCAGGTTCCAAGTCGAGGTCGGACAGTAAACCCCTTTCTGTCACTTTTGTCGGAGGATCAACAACCTTCTCGGTCGCCTTTAGTATAAGTTCGACTAAAGAGTTGATTGTTAAGATGTCCGGCAACGCTATCATTGCTGGGCCGTGTCCCCACATCGACTTGGAAGTTTTACGCCACCGGGGGATAAAAGCTGGGTTTTCATAATACCCGCCTTCGTCCCCGAGTTGATGCGCACCTTGGTGTAAGACATATTTCATGCCCCAAGGGCGCTCTTTCGGTGCTAATGTTTTGGTGATATTGGCTTTAGCCTTATCCTCACGGGGATAAATAACCATGATTACCGCCATGCGTTTATCCATGGATTGTGGGTTACCCACCATATCCCGCATAGACTCTGGTAAGGCATCTTTGCCAAATTTTGTGGCTATTTGGTCAACAGTCCACATAAATCGACGATAGGCACGATTGGCCTGGCCAGTGTGGTCTTGTTCAAACCACGTCTCTTCAACTGGGACGCTTTGGAAGTTGAGTTTTTGGAATTTTCCGTTCTTCTCTTCCACTTCCTCGATTATCATCGACGTGCCGTAAGAGACTAAATCAATATACGTCTCGTTGGCCTCCAAGTTGAAATTCGAATCTTGAAGGGCCATGAAACACAAGTGTGCGGCCTTTTCTAACCACCCTCGAGCCTCCTTATCATCATTTAAATCGTCTTCCCGGAAAGCCAGTTCAAACCAACGAATAGCGGGACTAGTAAGAGAGCCATGAATAGAAGCAGCAAGAGTACCAGCAGCGTCAACAGCAGTGGAGTCGAATATTTCACGGTTATCCCTCCATGTGACTGCATGCTCTGAGGTAACATCCCGAAAGAAATCACCGCGAAATGGGACAACCAACGTATTGATAACTTCCCAAACATCTTCAACGGTTTTCCGTTGGGATACCAGATAGTCCCAGCGTTTTACAATGTCACTAGCGTCCATTTTGTATCCTTAGTGTTCCGTCGTCATTATACATCCATGGGTATTTGTCCATGGCGGATTGCTTCTGGCTTTGTTGTTTGCCCTTTATTGATCTTTTAACTCCGAACTGGGCAGAGGTAACTTTATGTCCTCCGACGTAATCGCGCCACCCAACAGAGAGGTAGCGCATAGCATCTGCGGGGTGACTGGCCCAATCATGGAGGGGCTTGTCTCGGAACATCTGTAAGCGATCGTCATATTCCCTGCGATACGAATATAGTCCGTCAATGAGTCGACCAACCTTCGATTCATTGAAACGCGCAACACGGATGATGGCTCTTGCAGCATCTATGCCATCCTGAACCGGGATTTTCGGTACAATGTCGAACGCAAAGTCAAGCGAAGAGGCGAATTCCCTTCTTGTCTTTCCGGTCGTGAAATCGGTGTTTTCGAGGTCGTGCGGCCCCCAGTGTTCGTCATAATCGTACGGGAGGGATCGGACATCCCTAATCCACGCGTCGAGAGCTTTGTTCCGCCCTTCGAGATAGTCGATGATAATAGGCTTTCCGTCGTCGCCCCGTTGAGTGAAGATAATAGAAGTTGCATCTCTAAATCCTATGTCCCAGTATGTTTGGACTCGCTTTGTGGGGTCGTGTGGGTAGTCCCCAATCCGTCCCTCTTCCTCAGCGAGATTAAGTTCGAGGGTGTAAAATGCGCCTTCCATCCCTGCTTCAAAGCTGCAAAAATATTCTTGAAGAATTTTCTCCTCAGACATACCTTCAGCGCGTTCTTCTGCAATGATGTCGGGTCCAATAACATGAGTTCCATCGGGGCGGAAAGTGTCGTCGACTGTAAGCATGCTATCGAACCACCGAGGATTACCCTGAGCCATATCAAAAAGTTTCTTGCCATGGTTCTTTCCGCGAGGGGTGTATATAAATAATGCCCATCCGCCGTTTTCCGCCAAGATCGGACGTATATAGTCCCAAGCTTTTGGGTCTGCAACCGCAAACTCTGAAAAGATGACTCCAACGGGGTTTGTTCCAACCAAAGAATCATAGTTATCCGACCCCACTACTTGATAAATAGAGCCGTTCCGAAATCTTATCTGCATATCCGAATTGTTTATCGGATTTTCGACCTGTCGCATTTCGCGCGGAAATGCTTGATCGATCATTCTTCTGCCTTCCCTGTCGATACCGTCCCATATTACCCTCCTTCCCTGTTTGAGCGTGGGAAGCATATGCCAGATAGTACCAATGCGCATTTGGGAGGCCACAGCCGAAAGCTGAAGGCAGCAGGAATCCTTACCACAGCGTCGATGCCATACAACAGCTGCTCTCTTCCGTTCAAGTCCCCCCTCAAACATGTATTGAAAGAGGGGGGATTGATAATCACGGGCTTCCCATTCATTTGGAAGGTTCAGCGCCACAATTAGCCAGGTTCTTTCTCGTCGGGATAACCACCTTCACATTTCTGATCAGGTTCTACTGCGTAACGACATTCTGCTTTCGCTTCTGCAGCGACGGCAGCGTGACCATCGAATGTTTCTTTAGCCATCCGAATGCGCGACCCATTAGACTTATCCACTACGAGTACTGTTTCAGCCATCTTGATCTCCTGTTGGGGTTGGGGTTGATTCCTCCTCACCCGTTGATTCTTCTACGGGTGGTTCTTCTGATTTTTCGGCCACTGGTAACTTTCGTGCCGCACGACGTTTAGCCAGTCTCTGAACTTTCTTCTGAACTTTCTCTTTGCTCACTGTATTCCCCTTCAATGGTTATTCCCATGGCCTCATGATTGATATTGATCGTCAAGCCACCCTTAACAACTTCGGGCACGGTAAACCCACTGTGCTTAGACATAAGTTCGATCGCCTTGCCGTAAGCTGCCATATTTGTGACTTTTCCAGTGACTTGGGCACCGTCTCGATCAAGGGCGTGGATTGGTTCCTCACCTCTTGCGAGCGGGAGGAACCGGTGTAGTAATTCGTACTGTACCATATCACGAGTAATAAGAGAGTCAGCAGCCAACTCATCAGACAGAAGCTTGAGAAAACGGGCAATAGCGGGTTTTCGGAGGAGTTTAGAACCAGAATCAGCAGACCGCTTGACAGCAGTAGCTGCCCTACGATGATCGTAGTCAATAAGGTATTCATAGCAGAACATTCGTTCCTGTGGCTCAAGTTGTTCTTCGGCCAATAGCAGTTCGCTTTTCTGCCCTAATGATCCTTCCGTCGATTCGAGTTCTTGCTTGGCCAATTTGCTTCATCCTCTCATTGAGTATATAAGTACGTTCCTCCAATGACATCGGCTTTGCGGCCTCCTCCGCTGTTAAAGCCGGAAGGTTTCGGAAGAATGACTCTCTCATTCAGGGAGTATACCACGCTCCGGGTATCTCTGTCAAGTACCCGTAACGCGCGGGCGCGGAAAAAAGAAGAATCACAATGGCGCGGAGCGGAGAATATCAAAGCCCGTGTGCGACCCCTATAAACGCGGAACAGCGGGTCCCTCGCTTCGGGGGGTACCCCTATTCGGAACCGCGCATACCCCCGGTAGTAACCGCGCGAGGCAACAACAACCACGCCACGCCCAACGCCCGCGGTTGTACAACCACGCGCATGGGAACGCGTCGCCCGCGCGCCCGCGTCAAGGAATGCCGCTGCGTCGCCAGCGCCCACGCGTTGCGCGCACGCGTTTCGCGCGCCCACGGTTCCTACAGCGGCAACCGGGGGTTGACACGGCGGCGGCGCTGTGCTACAATGGCGGTGTGGTGGCGGCCAGCGCGGCGTTGCCACGCGGCCCACGCCGCTCGCTCTTTAACAATCCGGCCCCGTTCCCGCTCACACAGGAGTACAACCATGAACGACCAAGTGGAACAAGTCGCTGACGCGACCGAAGTGGAGGGAACACCCAAGCGAACCAAGAGTGAACAGCTGCGAATGTACAAGTCAGGTTACGAGACGTACCAAGCAGCGAATGGAAACCTGAGCATGGACAACGGCGATCCCGTTGCACTGGCTCTCAGGGGAAGCAGCCCGGAAGCCGTGATGGCGGCAGCCGAGAAGCTCAAGAAGCTCGACCCGGGAACACTGGCTAAGCGTTACGTCGATCGTAACCCGGGAGCCAAGCGCATGAACGCCGGGAACATCATCCGGGGTTGCGTGAAGCGCGGCGATTGCACAGCGAAGGACGTCGCCGCAACACTCAAGGCCGTAAGCAAGAAGCTGAACGCGGTCACTAAGTAACACCACTGGGAACGGGGCTGGATTGTTAAGGGGCGACACAGGAGGGCACAGTACGCTAGGAATCACCGGGAACCAGTTCAACTTCTGGAGGGCCGACTGCGGGCGACATAGCCGTGGAACACGTTTCGAGGTCAGCGAATCGGTTCCTAAGTGGACCTAAGGCATTGAGAAGTGGACCAACGGCGCGGGGAACGCGGCACGTCAATCGCGGACGGAGGCGCGGGCTTCCACGGCCCTAAATCCAGACCCACAGAACGAAGCGGTCCTCAGGACCGGTCAGGTCGGTTCTTGACCTCCCGAGGGGGAGGAGGAGGTTTTTAAAAAACCCCTCCCCCTTCCTTCTCTCTTCTCTCGACTTCTTCAGAGAAGGACCAGAGGGACCGGGAAGACCCACCGCGTCGTTCGGGGCCTCGAACAATGAAATCAAGCGGGACCGGTCTCGCCTGTCCTTCTCCCACGTTGCACTCCCAGAGTAAACAAGGGCTTGACAGCGGCACCCGGCTGTGCTACAATGGGGGTCCAGCCCGGGGCACCGGGCGCAACACACGAGAAGGACCGGCCAACATGCCAGAGCTAACGAACGAAGAATTAGACTTGCTTCGTCGGTTGTTGAACAACGCCGACGAGACACGTAGCTGTTTGTCAATTTATGAACAGTTAAACATGTACGAACCTGACGGAACGTACGACAATGAGAAAGCTGACTGGGTTGAGCACGTCTTTACCGGCCTAGTTGGCAAATTTAACGAGGAGTAAGAAGTGGAAAACATCGAAATGACAATGGAAGGAGACATCCTTGTAATCAAGGTAGATATGACTAAAGATTTCGGTCTGACCAAATCTGAGAAGTCACGAAAGATCGCATCAACCGGGGGCAACGCTAAAATCCCAGGCACAGATGCAATGATCGGACTGAACGTCTACCGCAAGGTCTGAGTTGCTCACCGGTTGCCCCCTGCGGGGGGTAACTTGAGATCAACACAGGAGAAGCAAAATGCGACAATCAACCAAAGTAACAATCACGTTGATCGGCATTCTAATGGGCGGAGCAATCCTAACAGGCACAGTAGTTTGGACCGCTTATTCGGCCGCAATCGAAGTAGACCCACGAAGCCCGTGCCGTAATCAATACGGTCACAGAATCGAATGCCCCGAGTAAACTAGGGCTTGACAGGAGGCCCCGGGTGTGCTATAATGGGGGGCACAGTAGGAGAGAGAAATGGAACTAAAGCTAGTAGTAGGGCTGTCTAATGAAGACGGCGAACAGGAACTGGTGGAGATTAAATCACTAGTTCTACTGGGTGTGTTAGATAAGCTGCTGGCAGTTGAAGGCTACGTGTTTGATGGCCTGTCTTCTGTAAGCACGGACAAATTGCACCCAACGGAGTACGAGGAAGCCTGCAAAGAACTGGGGCTAATGGGAGGGCTAATAACTCAGGCGTACAACAGCGGAGTCACCGCCCGGGCTAATAAGCTCAATTAACACAGGAGGCAGCAATGCCAATTAACGAACGCAGAGTTATAAAAAACATGCATGGGTTAGAAACGTACAAAGTCGAACGCCCGCATCAAATGGACGACGGTGAAGGAACATGGACAGCTGCAATAAGAATCGTTGATCACTGGGGCGATGAAGTTTTAATCAACATGTACGGACCCACACAGGAGTCAGTTACGCCTCAGGCTGTTGGGCCGTACGAAGTGGATAGCGTGTTATGAGCAATCTAGCAAGCCCGATCAAGGGCTACACAATCAGCGTATTCAAACATCAGGGGGCCGACAGGTCCCCTTATTTAGTCACCGAACTGGACCTAAAGCTAAACAAAGTGGGCGGTGCACACATTACAAACCCTGAGTCTTTGATAATGATGATCGAAGACGCAGTGTTAGAGGAAGAGGAGTACCAAAATGCTGAATTGGATAATTGAGTGGGCACCCTTTTGGGGTGCTTTGGCGATCCTGTGGCTGTTAACGGACGGGGTCTTAATAGTGGAGAGAAAGTATGGGAGAGAAATCCGCCGGTTCTTTAGAGCCGATTGACCCCGGTAAGGGGAAATGGTGGCATGGCATCGATTCAGCCGATATGGGCCAACTCAATGCGCTTGCCAGAGACATCGATAAGGCAGTAGATCAAACTGTCAAGCAAGTCGCCAGAGGAAAGATCAAAGTTGGCAAACTGCTACTCGAAGCGCGGTCCATGTTCGTTGAGGATCAGGCGTTTGGCAAGTGGCGGAAAGAGAACACGATGGTGCAGTCCAAGCAACACGCTCACTACCTAATGCAGGTGGCGGAGCGGTTTGGAGACGCACCAAAGCTCATAGAGGGCGCTAATTACAGCGTCTTGCAGGAGCTAGTGTTAGCCGACCAAAGCGACATCGAGTGGGTCGAAGCCAAAATTGACGCGGGCGAAGAACTGCCCACAGTGGTTGAGGTAAGGCACAAAGTCAAGCAAACCCAGGCCGAACGACTAGCGCCAAAAGGGACCAGCAAGAAGGCCTTAAAACTATCGGGCAAAATGAAAGTAATACCGATGGACTCACCAAATGCGCCAGTTAACGCTGTAGTGCAAATGGCCCTAACCCTACGCATTCAAGAAGTAGTGAAGCGTGGGATTAAGGACATCATGGGCGATTACGTGATCCTTGGAATGGACCCAGACCCACAGTGTCCTTGTCACCCAATACTCCTAGACGCGATTTGCGATCTATGGTTAGCTGAAACTGACGACCCAGACGAAAAACGAGCAATTGAAGATTCGTACGGTCGAGTAAAAGAGGAGTTCAAAAATTGGGACCATCGGTAGAGGAAATTGAAGAACTTGCCAAGACAATGACAGAGCAGATTAATGATTCAGCAACAATTGCTACATCTGCTCTTTCTTTGGCGGCAAATCGGTCCATCGAGTTGGATATGAATCCAATTACCACGATGTTTGTACTAAAATATCTAGTACAGGCTAACATCGATGCGATGGAATTACAAACCTTCGAAGAAATGCCCTCGGGTAAATACACCCGGGCTGAACACCTAGTTCATATGAATGACCTTGAACAAATGGTGGTCAGGTTCGTTCAGAAGAAAACTAAGAAGGTTGTCATTAAAGGAGGGTCCTGACGTCGGGACCTTAAACACAGGAGCAAGGTATGAGAATCGTAAGAAATGACCAACGACGATATTGGGGGCGAGTGAATGAAGTCGCCAAAGGTGAATCAGTGGAGTTTAGACACACATTTCACCAAGATTGTAAACCCAACGATGTTTTCATCATAAACATTGTAAGTTCAAGCTATAGGCCTGAACGTGATGGCTACCATAACAAGGTACCGGTCACAAATCTGCGGACCGGTAAACTGTCCTATGTCGATTGTACACGCGAAGTTGCGATTGTCTCTGCAGACGTAGTGTTGGACGAATAAACAGGTACTTGACAGGGACCCTCAGATGTGGTATACTGGGGGTCCCCTAGAGGGCTATCACCACAACGCCAGAAGGAGAAACCAATGGCAAAAGAAGAAAACGAGGTAAAAGAGGTCCGGATCAAACCCGATCTGGAGAAGTACGTTAACGGTGTAAGCGGTTCAGGCAAGCGCACCAAACGGGCCGATAACCCAGTGTCAGAAGCACTGGACGGTTTTACAGTCCAGGAAACTGCACAGGTTGCACAGGGCATGGGCATTGCGAAAGCAGCTGAATTGCTCGAGAAGTACGCACACCTGAACGTTGGCATGCAGAAAATGAACATCGCCAACCTGATTCGGGGTGCGGTCACCAAGCTTGACAAAGCCCACGAGGCCGATAAGGCCGTTGTCCCGGGCTTGAAGACTCTCGCAATCAACTGCGAGAAGGGTCAGGCGGCAGTTGCCAAACGTCGCGATGCAGCGGCTAAGGCTAAAGAAGAGCGCGAAGCTAAAGCAGCCAAGAAGAAGGCTGATGAAGCTAAAGCCGCGAAGGGCAAGAAAGCCGCAGCCTAAGCGGTGCCTTTCGAGTACAAAGTCCCTCCAATGGGCCACCAGTTGGTGGCCCTGCGGAAGGCTTGGCCCCACCGTGAATTTGCATTCTTTCACGAAATGGGGACAGGCAAGACCTATGAAACAATCCTCCTAGCCGCTCGACGTTACGAGCGCGGATTAATTCAAGGGCTGGTGGTGATTTGTCCCACGCCAATTAAATCCGTTTGGGAAACCGAGCTAGAAAAATTTTGCCCTGTTGACTACTCATGCTGGGTCTATCAATCAGGGGACCAACCATCAATCTGGTCACGGGAAAAACGTGATGAACTCAAAGTCCTTGTTATTGGAGTTGAAAGCCTCTCCATCCAGAATGGTAAGTCCATTCAGACAGTCGAATACTTTAAACGATTCCACAATATCATGGCTGTTGTTGATGAGAGCAGTCGAATCAAAAACTGGAAAGCTAAGCGTACCGAGAACGTTATTAAAATCGGTGGATGGGCAGATTTTAGACTTATCCTCACTGGAACACCGATCACTCAAGGAATGGAAGACCTCTTTGGTCAATTTCTCTTCTTGAACGCTAATATAATCGGCTGCAAAAACTACTTCGTCTTCCGCAACAAATACTGTGTGATGGGCGGGTTTCAAAATAAGCAAATCCTGGGGTACCAGTTTAAAGAGGATTTGCTCGCCCGAGTGGCTCCTTACGTCGATTATGTAACCAAGGAGCAATGCCTTGATCTACCTGAACAAGTGTACCCGGCAGCTATTGAGGTAAGACCCACTAACGAGCAGAAACGCGTAATGGAGCAGTTACGCCTAGAATTTGCGATGGAGGATGGAGATAAAGAAATCACGATTAGTACGATTTTGGAGCGGACCCTACGTTATCAGCAAGTGATAGGCGGGACGTTTCCATTTGAAGAGGATGGACGTTATGACACACAACCGATTAGCGGTAGAAATCCTAAACTCGAAGCGCTATTGGAATATATCGGAGACCTCCCAAGGGACGCCAAAGTTATCATATGGGCTAGGTTTGTACCAGAGATCAGATATATTGTCGATGCCCTTAGGGCCGAATTTGGAGAAGAGTCTACGTTGGAGTTCTATGGTGCCACAGATCATGAACAGCGTAAACAGAACAGTCGTCTCTTCCAAGAGGACATACGGAGACGTTTTATCGTCAGCAACCAGACGGTCGGGGGATATGGACAGACTTGGACGGCTGCTACCTATAATGTATACTATTCCAATACGTTTTCATACGAGGATAGGTACCAAAGCGAAAGTCGCTCTCATCGAAAGGGACAATCGCATCACGTCACGTACCAAGATATTGAAATGGCTGTACCACAAGACCGCATGATAATGAATGCGGTCCGCAAGAAAAGAAGCTTGGCTGAGGAGGTTGAGGAATCTCTGTCATAAACAGATACTTGACAGACAGCGCCGGGTGTGGTATACTGGTAGGCCGGGTCGATCCCCGGCCCTTTAACACAGGAGACGACGATGGAAGATAATGAACGGGACGCCATGCGTGAATACTTCGCTGGTAAGTCTTACAATGAACTCGTAGCGTCTATGCTACAACTCCAACAAAACCACGCGGATATGAAGGCAAAAACTGCTGCAGCGTGGGACGCGGTTTGCATGTTAACCCGTCAAATAATCCCTGATCGAATGGATGCCGATCAAATTCAAAACATCACAGTAATCTTGCCGGATGGCACCAAAAAACAACTCTT